ATGGACTGCACCAACACCATAGGTGCATACGGTCTGATGATCCGGGATGGAACCGGCCTGGTGGAGGACTCTGTTCTGGTGAGCAGCAAGACCAGGGAGGACTCGACCGGCGGGGCAACGTACATCATCGAGGGCTCTAAAGTCCTATTCGAAGACTGCATACTGGAAGGCTGGTTTGGCATCCATGCAATAGGCCGGTCCTATGTGGAGGCCCGGGACTGCAAGATCACGGCCCCGGGCGGATGCTTCTGCACCACGGATCTAGCCCCGGTCCATAGCACCATAATCGCAGAAGGGTGCACTTGGTCCGGGACCAAGACGGCCATGCAAGAGGGCGCGATGTTCTTGGAAGACTAAACGATCATTTGTATCATTTTTGTATCATTGTATCAGGTGAACATGGCATTCGAAACATTAGCGCCGCATATAGATTTCATAGAGAAGGCGCTGGGTGAAAAGAAGAGCCCTAGGGCCATAGCAAAGGAACTCGGCGACCCCGGATTGTATCAGTCCATCAGGCGGTACAAGATCGCAGTATTCGATCTGGCTAAAGAGGCCGACGCCGCTTGGAGAGTGGAGCGGGCTAAGTCTCACGAGAAGAGACTGGAAGAGGGCAAGGCCCAGATCATAGACTCTTTAGAAGTTATCAACTTAGCCAAGCATCGGGCGAGGCAGCTCCTTGCACTGGAGTTGGGCGATGAGTACGAGACGGCGGAAGGAGAGAAAAGGAACTTATCACTCGGATCCGCCGCGATCTATTGGCCGACAGGGCAGAGGATGATCTGTGAACTCTCCAAGACAGAGCTCGAACTCTCGGGAGACGATCCGGAGAGTAGAAAGGCATCCGCCCTGGAGGATTTAAGCGATGCCCAGCTTAGAGCAATCGTTGCAGCCACTGAAACCACCGCAGAAAAAGAAGCTTAACCAGGACGCCAAAGAGATCTTAGCATCCCGGCACCTCTTAGACTTCTTAGAGCTGGATGGTGGTGGTAGATGGCAGAAGGCCAAACATCTCGAACTGATCTGCGCCAAGCTGGAAGAGATCGAGGCCGCCACCCAGGGCGCGGGGGGCTGCGATCGGGCCATATTCTGCTTACCACCAAGAGGCGGAAAGTCCGAGGTCTCCTCCAAAAAGTTCCCTGCCTGGTACTTGGGCCGAAACCCCGATTCAGAGGTTATACTCAGCACCTACGCCGCCGACCTATCATATGATTTCAGCCGGATAGCCAGGGAGACGCTGAGAGAATGGGGTCCACCTCTCTGGGGCACATCCGTCTCCACCGACAGCTCTTCAGTCTCCAAATGGGGAATCAAAGGCCACCGTGGAGGCTTGACGGCAGCAGGCGTCGGCGGCCCGATCACTGGGCGCGGTGCCTCGGTAGCGATCATAGACGACCCAGTCAAGAACGCCGAAGAAGCCTCTTCTAAGGTGGTCCAGGACAAGATCTGGGATTGGTACAGATCGACGCTGTACACCCGTCTTGCTCCGAACAGCGCTGTAGTAGTCATTATGACTCGCTGGGCAGAGGACGACCTGGTGGGCCGTCTAGTGGCCGAGATGGAGTCAGAAGACGGCGAAGACTGGGAAGTCCTGAGCGTTCCTGCTATAGCCGAAGGCGGCCCGGATCCGTTAGGCCGGAAAGTGGGCGGCTCATACTGGCCCACACGATTTCCCGAAGAGTGGCTTGATCGTCGGAGGATAGCAGTCGGTCCGTTCTACTGGGAAGCTCTCTACCAGCAAAGGCCCTTAGACGCGGCAGGCAAGATCTTCAACCCTGACCTGATGCACAAGATCAACCCGGCAGAGGTTGACCTCAAAGCCTGCAAGGCATTCGGGGCCCTGGACCCGTCCGAGGGAGGCGCAGACTACGCCGGTCTCATAACCGTCCTGGTCTTGCCGGACGGTCGGTGGCTGGTCTGGGACTGTGATCTGTCGGTGGATAATCAGGATAAGTCCATCTCCAAGATCATCGAGAAGCAGGCACAGTACAGATACTTATTATTCCGCATAGAATCCAACTCCCTGGGGCACGCCAAGAGTGCACCCGGAGACTCCCTTTTCGTTCTCGACTTGAAGAGGCGACAGAAGGACGAGGGCGTGATAGTTCCCTTTGATCTGGTCTGGAACACGGCGCCAAAGGTTGACAGGATACGATCTCTGCAACCTCACTACGCCAACGGCCAGCTTTGCTTTAGGAGCGACTGGCCATCTGTCTACCCTGAGCTGATTGCCCAACTCAAGGCCGCACCCAATCCGAAGGCTCACGATGACGGCCCGGACAGCCTGGAGATCTGTGTGGCGGGCATACTGACATACCGTGAACCAGTCTCTCAGCTATCGTTCGTCGGAGCCACCAAGAAACCTGCCTGGAGATGATGCACTCTTGATAATGCGCATACCGATCCTGAAAACCGTCTTGGAGAAAGCCGAGAAGGCTAGGGACTATCGGAAGGAATACGACCAGTACCACGGAACCGCAGAGCAGATCAGGCGAAGGGCACAGCGCAATGCAGCCAGGAGAAAGCTGGGGCTTAAGCACGGAGACGGCAAAGAAGCCGATCACAAAAATCCACTCAGCAATGGCGGCAGCAATAGCAAGCGGAATCTCCGAGCGGTAAGCAGGAGCACCAACCGACATAAAGCCGACAAGAAAGAATAGAGCGGCCAAATCCCATCACAGTCTCTTGTTATCGATTTTATAGAACCCTATCAAGTACCTATCAAATAGGAAGTCCTTCAATGCCACAATCCACCCAGCCCCCAGCCCCCCCCAATGGTGGCATCTATCCAAAATTCATCCAGAGCCCCAAGGCGCTTGCTGGCCAGCAGTACGGCAGAAGCGGGTTGCAGTACTTTATGCCGGGCTGGATCAGGCGAGACTTCCTGCCGGAGCTGCAGGGTCAGGCCCTATTCCGAACTTATACCGAGATGGGCGATAACGACGCCTATGTAGGAGCTGCACTCAGTGCATTCGCCGTCTTCATTCGCCGCGCTCATTGGAAAGTGGATGCGGTAGACGATGCCAACGAGGATAATGGGTCTGCAAAGTTCTTGGAAGAGTGCATAGCCGACATGGCTCATAGCTGGCAGACCATAATAGCCACAGCTGCCCGTGCCGTGCCTCAGTATGGATTCCTGCCCTTGGAACTCGTCTACAAGGAACGAGCCGGAGATCATGAAGACGAACGGATGGCTTCACAGTACGATGACGGCCTCATAGGATGGTCCAACCTGGCTTATCGTGCTCCCGACAGCGTTTTTCATTGGGATTACGATCCCCAGGACGTAACCCGTCTTTTGGGATTTACTCAGTTGGCCGCTCCAGATTACAGAACCACATTTATCCCTATCCAGAAGATCCTCCTCCTCAGATCAGATCCCGGCAAGGACTCGCCGGAAGGCAGGTCCGTCTTAAGGTCTGCCTGGCGATCTTGGCGGACTAAGAAGTATCTTGAGGACTACCGCAATATAGTAATCGAGCGCGGCGGGGCTGGTCTGCCCTGGGCCGAGGTGCCAGCCAACATTTGCAACGCACCTGCCATGGTTGCGGCTAACCCGACCGACCCCACTGCTCTGGAAGCTTATGCCTCATACACCAGCATCAAGGAGAGCCTTGAGAGCATATCCTTGCAGCAACAGAGCTGGTTGATAACCCCCCAGGTATGGGACCAGAACGGGAACCCCACCATCAAGATAGGGTTCCTGCAGCCGTCCACAAACGGCGATATAGTCAACCACATTACCAGTTCTATTGAGGCTGAGGCGAAAGCCATCCTCATGAGCACGTTCACAGAGTTCCTAGCGCTCGGAATGGGGGGCACGGGCAGCCTAGCTCTCAGCAGGGATAAGACCGACAATTTCACACTGGCAGTCGAAGCCAACCTACAGAGCTTCCAGGAGTCGATCAACAACCAGGCGGTCAGGCGGCTGTTCGCCCTCAACCCACAGTTCGAGTTCGAAAAAGGCGCACCCATGCCCAGGATCGTCTATGATCCTATCGTCCCCATAGCCACACAGGATGTGGTGGCCATCTTAAGCCTCTTCGAGAAAGCAGGTTGGGATCTATCACAACAGAGGGGCATAAGAGATACGATCATCGACAACCTGGGGCTGCCCAACTATGTTGAGGACGAGACCAAAGGCCTCCTGCAGGAGCACGGCGACAGTCCGATCGAGAGCCTGCTCGATGG